AATTTGTTCTGTAGAATTTCACCAGATTCGGACAACAATAAAACCCATCCTCTTATTTAGGCTGTACGTCTAACATGTGATGCTTCGTTTGCTGTTATTCTACTAAAAAACTCTGCAAATACTACATTGTTAGCTGCACACCAATCGGCTATTTCGGCAATAGTGCGCTCAACGGCAGATTCTGCAGGCTCTTTATTAACCAAATCAATAATATAAGTATCGTAAACAAAATCTTTTGTCCAATCTTTGAGATTTACACTATTTCTTATTACAAAATCAATAAATTTTTCCGGGTAAACTGGTTTAAGATTGGCTAAATGATTACCAAACTTAACAAAATCTATGTAATACGGGCTATCAATAAATTCTTGTACAGTCTTTGGCTTTTTTGCAGCCATGGTTATGTCGTAGAAACGCTGAAAAGTCCTTAGCCCAAATCTAGACGCAGGAGTTTCGGCTTCCATGTATCGTCTTTTCTTGACGCACATATGAGTTGTTAGTGTATTTTCTCTGTGAAACTTCTTTCCACAGTATTTGCACTCAAATGGTTGTAGCACTTTACTACTTTCCTTTTGTTTCACCTTTGAAGATTTCTTTGATGGTTTTGTCATCGACGGCATTTAGTTTAAAAAAGGTTTCAAAATCTTCTTTTGTGTTAATCTTTTGTAGCATTTCTAGATCTTCGTCTTTCATTAAAGGGAAATACCCAAGTAATGCTTCTTCTAATCTATTTTTCTTTGCTTTTTTGCCGGGTGGTATCCACGGATGGAACTGTTTCTTGTTTGTACCGCATAACGCAAGTAGTTTCCATTGCAGTTCCGGATGTTTAGATATTACAGTGAAGTTTGTATTTACTACATCATTGACTAATGTTAAATGCAATTCAGCATCGCTTTGCGACGAGCTCATATATCGCATTAACAACCACAAACTAATTTCTTTTTTATGTTCGTCAGATAGATTAGCATAAAACTCTTTGTTTCTATAATCCATTGCAGGCAATTCCACTGCCAATGTAAGAGTACTTTCTTTCTTACTTGCTTTGGCTGTATCCTCAACAATCGCATCAGGATTTAACTCAAAGAAATTACCTAACCAATTTTCAATATCATTGCTCATTTTTTACCACATAAGTGTGTGCATGGAATCTAGAAGTATGTTGTCTAACAACTTTTAAAAATCCTGTGCGAATAAGTTTCTTAAGATCGGTATCATTTTTTAATTGCGGACGATACTTGCAGTTTACAGCATACATTCCTTTGGGATGTTCTGTAAACCAATCCTTAATAAATTTTCTACGATCTTTGCCGTAGGTATGAGATTCAACGTATAGATATTCTATCATTCAAATAGTGCCGCAATATCAATTACTTCTGGAAGTTTATTTACATCTTTTACAAATAATGCACAGTTAGGATACGGACCATCTTCTAAGGGCACCACTAAAATATTACCGTGTTTTAGTTTCGGAAAAAACCATTTGACTTCTGCATAAACATTTGTAATCATTACTTCTTTAGGACGAGGAACCATATGCCTTAGTGGATTAAATACCATTGTATGAAATCCCCTATCGTTTAAACTTGTTAACGGCATAATCTCTAAATCGCTGTATTCATTGTCGCATACTAACACCGACCAATCTAGTGGCATTTGTATTTTATATTTGTCAATTTGTAAAACAACCGCAGGTGCGTAAAAACTTTCTAAGAAAATAAGCGGAATAAAGAAATAATCTGGATTTTTAGGATCAGAGTAGTCAAGCACACAATATCTAATATCTTCAATTTCGTTTGGAACCTTATCTAGTTCGTACGATTCGTTATCATTTGTTAAAATTCTCATTATGGAGTCCAATTAAAATAGGTGTCGTTTATCACTGATTTTTGTATATCGATCATATATTTGCTAAATGCATCATATAGACTACCGTATTTTAACGAAATGTGTGTAAGTATAGCAACCACTTCAGTAGATTTCTCATTATACGCATAGCATATACAAATTTGTCTATACCATGTTTCGTCTACATGCTCATATTCTCCTATTTTAACTTCTTCTAATCCAATGCTATCAAGAAATGATCTAAATATTAATGCATCGTTCTTAGATAAAGGTGTGCGTATTGATTTCATTTTAATTCGTATTGTTGCTTACGAATCCCGCATCTATTTAGAAAACTGTGAAGCATATTATTAAAACTCTTATGAATTGTAATAATAGATTGTATTTTCTTTGCTTGCTCTATATTATCTTCATCATAAATGCATACCAAAACTTTACGTTTTTTTGTTGATTCGTATTGTCTATCTGTTGTACCGGGATTGTTGATCATTACATTAACTGGTATTTGATATGTAGACTCAATGACGTCTAGTACAAACCCCATATTAAATAGTCCGTTGACATTAAAGAAAATTTCTACAAGATCTTTGTATTGTAGCATTACATCTAATTCAATAGTTTTCATTACCTAAATCCAAGTTGTCTGCGATATTTTTGCCATTGCTCGTCTAGTTCGTTCATATCTCGTTTTACTTCTTGTCTACCGAGATTAATGCGGCCGGGGCTTATACCGCATCGTATTAAGTAATCACATAGCATATTTTCAAAACCAAGATGCCTTACAGACATGAATGTTATCTGATATGCAGTGTCGGAATTTTCTTCATATGAAAGGCGAAGAAATGTTAAATCAGTTTCTGTATGTTTATATTCTTCGATTGCAACATCTAATTCGTTTGCATTAAAGAATATTTTTATCAATTCAATATAACCATCCGAGATTTGTGTGTTCACTGTTGTCATACATAGTCTATTTTTTGCACTGTAAAAGGATACTCGGCTTCTTTATAAAATTTCTTACGCTTTGTTAGGTGAGATTTACTGTATTTGCAATTTGAGCATACATCGTAAACATTTACAAAGTCTTTATCGGCCGCAACACGAATACCTCGACCAATACTTTGAATGACTCTAACAAAACTCTTGCCTGCTTCGAATAAAATTAAGTTGAAAATACGAACAATGTTAATACCAGTAGAAGCAACACCATATGTAGCAATGATAACTTTGCCATCAACTTCTTGTACTTCTGCATATTCTTCTTTTCTATCTTTTGATTTCATCTTACCCGATACAAATATAGAATCAGGTATTAAAGATTGTAACATCTCGCCCGTCTCGACGCGATCAACCAATATGAGTGTATTGCCCGTCGAAGAAATAGTTATTGCTTCTTTTGCAAGATATTCTAATCTATGTTTGTTTGTAGTAAGCCATTTTAATTCTGTTTGATAGTTACCGCTTGCTGCTTTACCAACATCTTGCAGTTGCCATACATTAACATGCAATTTTGCAAGAATACCTTTTTCTTGCAATTCTTTTGTATTAATTTGGCCAAGCATGGGACCTATGCACGCACGCACGCCCACCTTATCGGCTTCTTCTTCGGGCATCGTACCAGTAAGACCCCACCTAATTGGTGCGTTTGCTAAATAGGTCGATAATAGCTTTCTCAATACATCTGCTTTCGCCTTGTGCACTTCGTCTACTATGACGCAGACCACTCCGTCGAAGAAATCGTTTATATCTATCTCTAAATCTGTTTCTTTTGAACGCTTGCTTAGGCTTTCTAAACTTTGCCATGTGCATATAGTATGGGTCTTACCATACTCCTTCCTATCGCCGAAAAATACACCAACATCTAACCCAAAGTTAATATAATCTTCTTCTGTTTGTGTAACTAAATCTTTAGTAGGCACAATAACTATGCTGCGGCCATATGGTTCGACTTTATGGCTTAAAATCGCCGTAATAATAGTTTTTCCTGCACCTGTAGGTGCAATATTAATACCTGTTATATTGTTAAGATAAGAATTAATGACATCTAATTGGTGCTCACGAACCATAATCGATTCGCCTGCCTTTGGGTGACCTTTAGGCCACTTTATATGAGCATAACTATCTTCTTCTACTTCTTCGAAAATAAATTCTTCAGTAGGTTTTCTACGATCATCGATTTCGACATCGTATCCGTGAGATTGTACAATAGGAAGCAATACATCGAGTAAGTTAAGATATGAACGAGAACCAATATCGCAGAACGACATTTTACCGTTCCATCTTCCTAACTTAAATGCAGGTGTATGTCGAGCATAAGGTAACATAAATTCTAACGATTCAACCATTTTGCGTCTGCATCCTGGATCTAAATCGCTGAATTTAATATTTACTTCGTCTAATATGTGTAATGTTGCTTTTGCCATTAAATACTCGCATCGTCGAGCCCTGCTGCCCGAAGTTTAATAATGTGCCCTGTCATAAAGTTTTTAGTTTCTAAGGCTTTACTTATAGATAAAAATTTATTTCTAAGTAATGCTACTTCGTTAACAAGTAATGTTGTGTCTATGATACTCTGAACACCATCTACGTATTTTTCTGCATCACGCGAAGTTAATGCTTTGTTGTATGCTTCAATGAATCGTTTGAATTCTAAAGATCTTTCTTTACGTAGTTGAACATTTAAGTGTTCTAGAACAGCTTCAATTTCTTGTAACTGAGTAAATCTCTGTTCTACTATGCCGGGTAATTCTGCTGCATGTCGCTCTAAGCTTTTACCCTTCAAAGATAACTCCTGGCGAGCTATTACTAGCTCGCCCTCGAAGTAATCAATAAAATCAGGTATTAAGCTAAGATCTTGTGTGACCTTATAATACCATTTGCTCATATATTATGGACTCTTTTTACCGCCAATTCGATTGCCTGAACTAATAATACTGCCTTTTGTGTTCTATTCATTAAAGAACGTCTAATCGCTAGTAAGCGTGGAGGAACATTTAAGTCTTCTGCCAGGGCCTTATGCACACTGGTCAAATTTGCTGGCTCAGTAATCCACATAACGTAGTCGGCACCCACAGTTACATTTTTCATATTATCTCTAAACTGCTGGACTTGCGAAAGTGTTTGTTGAGCATCCTTACTTTTGATTGACTCTAGTAATGACGAACCTACATTAGTATTCGTAATCATCGAGGTCCTCATCTTCCTCGGGATCTAGTGGATCACCGATATGACTTCTTACCGCTGCACGAAGTTCTTTGTCAAGATCTTCATCCATTAAATCGTCATCGACCTTACCGAATTCGTCAAAAACAACAACAAGAATATCGGCAACTTCTAGTCGCTCTTTTGGTGGAATGTGCGATTTAAGTCTAGACCACAATTCAATAATTAACTCATTATTTTCATTTACCATTATGCTTCCTCCTCTGCTGTAGTTTCGGCATCAGCAGCCTTTACCTTCTCATTAAACTCTGACATTACTAGGTCCATAATGCCATTTTCGTTTCTATTCCACTCTTTTCTAAAATACTTGTGCACTTCGCCGTTAAGGTCAATATACAAATATCTATTACCGTCTTTGGTAATAAACTTTTTCTTTTCGATAAGATCGAAGAAACCGGTGTAAGGCGACATACCTGTATCGTATGGAATGTGCAATTCGATATCTTCAAACGGTTTATTGAAGCGTGTCTTCATTACCTTACAACCTGCTCGAATACCTGCAACTTCTTTAATCTTGTTACCTTCTTCGTCTTCTTTTAGTTTTAATTGCTTCATAGCAATAACAATACTTGATGCATAAACTGGTCCACTGC